AAAGGCAATACGATAAGAAACTAGAGGGCGTGGACTTAGAGGAAGCGCGGCAGCTGCTGCAGGAGAGGCAAAATGCTGACCTGGAAAAGCAGAAAGAGCGCGGAGAATTTGAGTCTATCCTCAAGCAGACTGTTGAAAAGAAAGATCAGGAGATCAAGAGTTACAAGCAGCGGCTAGAGGCCACCCTGGTTGACCAGGCGCTATTGTCGGCAGCGGCGGGTAACGGTGCGGTATCTCCAGATCAAGTCAGTCAGCTGTTGCGTGGCTCCGTTGCGCTATCTGAAGATGGCACTGTCGAGGTATACGATGCAAATGGGACGCCACGGTACGGGGACAATGGCGATCTGCTAACTGTGCAGCAGTTAGTGGCAGAATTTTTAACGGCTAATCCGCATTTTGTGAAAGCATCGGCAGGCGGTGCAGGATCAAGCGGAGCGGCTGGAGGTTCTACGAGCAAGCCTTTAAGTTACTCGGAAATGTTAAACAAAGGCGAGGAGGGTATGCGCTTATTCCGCGAGCAGAAGCTGCGAGAGGCTGCCCGATAACTTAAAGGAATCTTAAAATGGCTAATGAAACTACTTCAACAACTTTAGACGATCTGTTTGCGAATATCATTCTGCAAGCACGATTCACCGCAGAAGAGCAGTCCATCATGCTTGGGCTGGTTACTCGTTATGACATCGGCAACGTGGCAGGCAAAACTGTCCAGGTGCCTAAGTATCCTGCAATCTCTGCTGCTAACCTCACGGAAGGCACTGACATGAGCGCAACGCAGGTATCAACGTCTAGCGTAACCGTAACGGTTGGCGAAGTTGGCGCACAGGTTGTGCTGACTGACCTGGCTGCTATGGGCGCTGGCAACCCTGCTGCAGAGCTGGGAACCGTCCTGGGTAACGCTATCGCTACCAAGATGGATACAGACCTCATTGCTCTGTTTGATGGCTTCAGCACTTCCTTGGGTGCTACTACTCAAGAAATCACTGTTGCTGACATCTTTAACGCGGCTTCACGTTTGCGAGCGGCTAAGGCTCCTGGCCAATACTCTGCTGTATTGCACCCGTATCAGGCTTATCAGCTGAAGGCCAACATGACCAACACCTTTGCAAACCCCAATGGCGGTGACTTGCAGAATGAGGCTATGCGGTCTGGCTTTATCGGCACTGTTGCTGGTGTGAACATCTACGAGTCAGCCAACGTCAGCATTGATGGCTCTGGTGATTCTAAGGGCGCTGTATTTGCTCCCGAAGCTATCGCTATCGCTATGAAGCGTGACTTCAACATTGAGACTGAGCGCAACGCATCTCTGCGTGCATTTGAGTTGAACGCTACTGCCGTCTATGGCGTTGCAGAGCTTGATGACTCCTATGGCGTAGAAATGTACTTCGACGCTGGACTCTAAGGTACTCGCGCCCCTACGGGGGCGCTTTCCCTTATGGCTATTGTATATCGTGGTGAACGCTTTGAGGACTACAACGTGCCTAAGCGCACCAGGAACCACCCCACAAAGAGCCACGCAGTTCTGGTTAAAAAGGGGGACATAATCAAGCTGGTCAGATTTGGAGGCCAGGGCGCAAAGACTTATCCCCCAAGGGACGGAGAGTCAGAGCGCGATAAGGCAATGCGAAGAGCCTGGTATGCCAGGCATGGCGATACCTTAAAGGGCGCAACTGTTCTGGACGCAATTTATTGGGCTGCGAAGGTGAAATGGTGAGCTGATGGCATTTTCTACTGATTACAACTTGCAAGAGATCGTGCCAGACATCCTGAGCTTTGGCATAGAAAACTTCATTGATGAGCACGCGACTGCTCAGGCAGAGCTTACCCGCGAGATTAGAAACCGCTGGTGGCATCGTCGCGGTATTGCTGGCGAGATGGACGCAACTAAGCTAACAGACAGCCAATGGACAAAGGCTAATAGTTACTTGGTGCTGTGGAAGTATGCGCTGCCTAAGCTGACTAACTGGGTCGATAATGACCGATTTTTAGAAATGATTGATTTCTATAAGGCCAGATATGGCGAAGAGCTAGAGGCCGTTTTTGCTGATGGAGTCGAATACGACACTGACGCAGATGGCTCTGTGGCTGATAGCGAGAAAAAGCCTTTGCCAACCAATAGGTTAGATCGCTAATGGCATTAGTGCCAACAATTAAAACAACGATCACGCCCAAGGATGGCAGCAAGCTAACCGAGCGCGAACGGCAGCTAATTAAAGAGCGCACCCCACTAGGATTGAGCAGGGCAGCGCTTAAAGGCATTGAGATTATTCAGAATAGGTTAGACCAGGGGGAAGGGCCAGATGGCGCTCTCAAGCCCTACAGCTCTGCCTATTTGCAGCGGAGGAAGCAGCGCAAGCCAATAGACGGCCAGGCTCCTACGTTTAGTGATCCCAGCACTGTCAATCTTACCTGGTCAGGCGATATGCGGGGGTCTATAACCAGCGACTACAACCAGCGATTCGCTCGCATATTCTTTGCCAGGGCCGCAGAGGGCAAGAAAGCAGCCATGCTGCAGAAAAGCCGTCCTTTCTTTGGGTTGAATACCGAGGATGAGGCCAGGCTTACCGAGGTGTTCCGCAAATACGTCTTTAGAGGGTTTGAGCGATGAGCACCAGAGAAAACATAGCACTCAACCTGGTCACAACCATAGGGGCAAGCGCATCAGACTATAAGTTCAAGCTGGTCACTAGAGAGCCTTTTGATTTTGATAAGCTCAGCAATGCCCAGTTTCCTGCAGCGCTTATTCGCAGCTCCAGCGAAAACCGCGAAGATGCGACTATTGGCGGCTCTTTAACGCAGCGCACAGCCACGATTGACTACCAGATTGTTTGTTACGTTAAAGGTAAGGATATAGACACTGCCAGGAATGCCGTTATTGAGCAGGTTGAGGAGCGGCTGGACGCAGATCGGACTAGAGGCGGCTATGCCCTAAACACCCAAGTTATTAGCATTGAGACTGATGACGGTAGTATAGACCCAGTGGGCGGGGTTATAATCACGGTACGCTGTGTTTACCACTTTACCAGGGGATCAACTTAATGATCGAAATGACGCATGACAGCGGGGACACCATATTGGCGCACCCGTCAAAGGTGGAAAGTTTGAAAAATATGGGCTGGCGTTTAGTAGGGGAAACCCCTGAGCCTGAGCCTGTCGAAAAGGATATTGAAGAATCCGAGGAGGATTAATTAATGGCTACTCATGCAGGAAGTGAAGGGGTCGTAAAGGTTGGCGCAAATACTGTTGCCAATGTCCGGTCATATAGCCTGGAAGAAACGGCAGACACCCTGGAAGAAACCACAATGGGCGCGTCTGCTAGGGCGTTCCGCGCAAGTCTTACCAGCTGGTCAGGCAGCGTTGATGTTTATTGGGATGAGACAGACACCACCGGCCAGGGCGCGTTGACTGTTGGCTCCGAGGTGACGCTTAACGTGTACCCAGAGGGCGATGCTGCTGGCGATACCTACTACACTGGCACTGCCATTGTAACGGGCGTAAGCAAGGCGGGATCGTTTGACGGCATGGTTGAGCAGTCTATCTCTGTCCAGGGCGATGGCGCTCTGACATCTACGACGGTCTAATTTATGTCAGTCCTTGAGAAAGCGAAAGCTCACTACCAAGCTAAATTATCTGCTGAACCTCGCCCTATCTCTATCCCTGAGTGGGAGCTGGAGGCGTTTATTAAGCCAGGCATTTCTTTGGAGCGTCTTGGCGAAATTATGCAGGCTGCTAACGAAAACAAGACTGCCGAGGCGATGGTGCTAACCATTATCTACCGGCTGATTGATGAGGAAGGTAAGCAGATATTTAGAAAGATAGATCGGCTGGAGCTTCTCAAGGCCGTTGACCCTGATGTGCTGGCTGAAATTGTTAATAAAATCAACAGCTCAGACCCCAGCGCAGAGGATATTGAGGGAAACTAAAAGCCGACAGCGATCTACAATTCTGCTATAGCCTAGCAGAGCATCTGCACAAGACTGTCGGCGAGATCATGCAGATGGACGCCAGGGAGTACCAGGGCTGGATTACCTGGTTTCAAATGAGAGAGGCTAATGGCAGAAAACATCCTAATTAAGATTTTTGCAGATGATCGCACGCAGGCTGCATTTAAGCGCGTAGGTGCGGGATTCTCAAAGATGGCCAAGGCATCCGCTGCGATGTCTGCCGCTGCTGCCGCTGCTGCTACCGTCTTAACCGTGAAGTCCATGAGGGCTGCGGATGAATTAGGCAAGACGGCTGACAAAATCGGCGCAACCACAGAAGCCCTGGCTGGCCTGCAGCTCGCAGGAGAAATGTCAGGCGTATCTATCGAAACCATGAACATGGCGCTGCAGCGCATGACCAGGCGCGTATCAGAGGCCGCTATAGGCACTGGTGAGGCCAAGGGTGCGCTGTTAGAGCTAGGCATCGACGCAGAGAAGCTAGAGCAGCTGCCGCTAGATGAGCAGATGGGCGTAGTGGCTGATGCCATGCAGAACGTGGGCAGCCAGGCTGATCGCGTTCGTATTGCTATGAAATTGTTTGATAGCGAAGGTGTGGCTCTGGTTAATACCTTGGCGGGAGGCTCTGCGGAGCTGGCCAAATTTGCCGAAGAGGCAGAGCTGCTTGGGCTGGCTCTTAATCGCACTGATGTGGCCAAGATTGAGGAGGCTAATGATGCCATGCTGGCAGCTCAGGGCGTATTTGTTGGCCTGGGCAATCAGCTGGCTGTGGAGTTCTCGCCAATCGTTGCTGCGGTGGCCACTGACTTTAGAAATGCCGCCATCGAAAATGCTGAGTTTGGCAACGTAGGGCAGAGGGTTGCTGATGCAGTCCTGGGGGCCATTGGCAGGCTATTAGACGGCTATCTAGGCGTTAAAGTCATGCTCATGCAGCTCAAGGTGCTGGGTTTGGAGATGGGCGCAGCAATCCTGGATGGCCTAACAAGTGCTGGCGCTGGCATTGACTTCCTTATTGAGAAATACAATATCCTGGCTAACAGCGCAGCTGGCTCTATGCTGGGTCTTGAGGCTGTACCGGCTGGCGTTGAGAGATCAATGCGAGAGGCTGCCCAGAACCTGCTCCAGAGCGCCCTGGAGACACAAGAGGCCATTATTGAGATATTGTCATCAGGCAACCCTAGCGAGAACCTGGTGGCCGCATACGAGGCCATACAGCTGGCAGCGCAGGAGACTGCGGAGGTAGTCGCTACCGCTAATGAAAATATGTCTATGTCTACGCAGACCAAGACAGCGGAGCAGGTAGAGAACGAGAAAAAGCTGGCTGAATTTAACGCGATGTCTGCCAAGGATCAGACGCGCACAGTGATTGATGAGGCTAATAACCAGTTTACTGCGCTAGGTCGCCAGAGCCGCAAAATGTTTGCGCTGCAAAAGGCTGCCAAGATAGCCCAGGCGATTATGAACACTTATACCTCTGCCACCGAAACAATGGCAAGGTATCCATTCCCTATTAACATTGGCCTGGCTGCACTGACGGTAGCTAACGGTATGGCTCAGGTTGCACAGATCAGGGCGCAAAGTTTTGAGGGTGGCGGCTTTACTGGGTTTGGCGCAAGGGCTGGAGGCATTGACGGCAAGGGCGGTATGCCTGCAATCGTTCACCCTAATGAGACAATCATAGATCACACTAAAGGCGGCGGCATGGGCGCAAGCGTGACATTCAACATTAACGCCAATGATACCGAGGGCTTTGATGCGCTGCTGGTCGAGCGCAGAGGGCTGCTGATGTCTATGATAAATGAGGCAATGGAAGATCAAGGAAGGGCGGCACTGGTATGAGTTACCCTACAAGCCCAGAGTTCCAGGCTGTAGATATTCGCCTGGTCTACAACAACGTCAGATCACAGACCCGCAGTGGTCGCACTCAGGTGCGGAATATCGGGGCAGGTTACTGGACGTTTAGCATCCGCTACCCCAGGCTGCGGCAAACTGATTTTGCGCCTATATACGCCTTCCTGGCAGCCACCAGAGGCGGCACAGACTCTTTTAGCATTACCCCACCTTCTGCTATTAGTGACAGCTCTGGAACCGCTACAGGGACGCTCAGGGCCAATGGCGGGCATTCGGCTGGGGATCGGACTATTGCAATGGATGGAATCAGCGGAACCATTAAGGCTGGCGACTTTATCAAATTTGCGAATCACACCAAGGTTTATATGTGCACGGCAGATTTTAGCTCTGGGACTATGACTATTGAGCCTGGGCTTTCTGAATCTGTGGCAGATAATGAGGTGGTGACGTTTAACAACGTGCCATTCCAGATGCGCCTGGCTAGAGATGTGCAGGAGTTCCGTATTGCTGGCTATGAGCAATATATTATTGAAGTCGATCTGATAGAGGCCGTCTAATGCCTAGAACAGTCAACGCAACAATGCTGGCTGCGCTGGCCAACGATGGCTTTACGATGGCGCATCTCATCTATTTGGGGATTAGCTCAGGGTTACGGGTGACAAGCCATGCCTCTGATATATCCTGGGATGGTCAAACATGGGATGCCTCGCCATATCTGCTAGAGGTGGGCACGCCTTCAGAGTCCAGGGACTTGCGAGTTAATCAGCTTGGCATTCAGTTCTCTGGCGTTGGCCAAGCGTACCAAAGCATTTTTCTGCAAAACGATTGGATGAATAAGCCTGCAACAGTGTGGCTGGTTGTGCTCGATTCCAATGGCGCAATCACTGGCGCACCGCTAGTGGTCTTTAATGGGCAAATTACTAACTGGCAATTTACAGAGTCCAGAAAAAACTCCAAGGTTATTGTGTCGATTTCATCTCATTGGGCTGATTTCCAAAAGACCCAGGGCAGGCTTACTAATCTCAACTCTCAGCAATTTTACTTTTCTAGTGATCTGGGATTTGAGTACGCAGCGCACACTGTCCGTGATATCAAATGGGGCCGTAAGTAATGGGCTTATTTTCTAAGCTATTCAAGGGCATACAGAACCTGCTTGGCGAGGTTATCGGGTTCCTAACCGGCGTAGACTTCGATGATTTTGATGATGCTGCTGGCGTATTAGTCAACAAAAGCTCAAATATCGCCAACATCCCAGTTATCTACGGCAGAAGGAAGGTAGGAGGAACCAGGGTATTTCTCTCTACCGGCGGCAATGACAATGAATATCTCTATATGGCGCTGGTTCTGTGCGAAGGCCGAGTGTCATCTATTGGGGACGTTTATATCAATGATGTCCTGTCTACTGATTCAAAATACAGCGGTCTGGTAACGATAGATAAATATACGGGGCGCGATGACCAGAGCCATAGCACGCTACTGGCAGGTGCAAATGATACCTGGGGAGCAAATCATAAGCTCAGTGGCGTTGCGTATTTAGCGATACGCCTAAAATACGACCAAAATGTATTTGGCAGCATTCCTGATATCCAGGCTGTAGTGAATGGCAGGCGGGTAGTAAACCCCAGGCTCACACCAAGCAGCGCAACAGACATAACCGCTGGCGAAGAATACGAAATTGCGTTTGTTGGCACCACAGACTTTACGGCAGTAGGGGCAAGATCAAATACTGTTGGCGTGCAGTTCACCGCTACAGGTTCAGCCCCAACGGGTACTGGCACGGTGCGCGGCTTTGCGTTCTATAAAAACCCTGCGCTGGCGTTGCGTGATTATTTAATTAATA